TTACTGGTTTATCTACTGAAGATAGTTATGAAGGAGATTATATTACAAGACGAGCTCTTATACATACATTAACATTTGTAGTACAAGGTTATCTGTATGGCCCAACATCAGATGTTGGTATCATTAAAGAAGTTGATGTTAATGAATATGATAATCTTGCTTCAACTAGAAAAGTGAGAAATACTGATGTTAAACCAGACCCAACAACAGCAGATGCTGATGATGCTTATGGATATACTACAACACAAACGGATTATTATTAAGGAGAAATAAAATGGCTTGGGTAAATATTGCTAAAACAGGGAATCTATGGGCATACGAAAATACTGCTACGGCGGCTCATACATATTCAGATGCAAATGGTTCATATTCTGGTGGCATAAGAACTTTTGATCCACCCGGAGCTACACCAGCTCAAGAAACTTATGTGAGATGTAGAATGGTTGCTGATAGTATAGAGCGGGGCGAACTTTCTAAAACTTTCTGGGATGCACAATAAGAATAGGATAACTATATGAAGAAATCAACTGTTGAAAAATTAAATAAAGTGATAGATGTAACAGGTGATTTGATACCAGTTGAATTAAATAAAAAAGAAAAAGCACCAACAGTAGAAACGAACACAACTGATTTAACTGCGGACTATAATTTTTCAAGAGATCAATATCATACTCTTATAGAGAAAGGTAACGAAGCTCTTGAAGAATTACTTGCAGTTGCAAAAGAATCAGAATCAGCACGAGCTTATGAAGTAACTGCACAATTGGTTAGAACTTTATCTGATACAACTAAAGAACTTTTAGAATTACAAAAGTCAAAAAAAGAAATTGAAAAAGAAGTGAAAGACCCAAAGACGGTAAACAATTCTTTATTTATTGGAAGTACAAAAGAACTGCAAGATTTATTACTTGAGAAAAATAATGGCAAAGGAAAATAGAGAAGATTCTTATTTAGGAAATAGGTTATTAAAACCAACTAATGTTCCTCAACAATTTACGAAAGAAGAAGTTAAGGAATATGTAAAATGTCGTGATGACATTGTTTATTTTTTAAAGACCTATGTTCAAGTTATTCATGTTGATAAGGGACTTGTACCATTTGATCTTTATGATTATCAACAAGACTTGATTAATACTTTACACAATAATAGATATGTTATTGTAAAGAGTGCAAGACAGTCTGGTAAATCTGTAACAAGTCTTGGTTATATTTTACATTATGTATTATTTAACCAGACAAAGATTGTTGGTATGTTGGCCAACAAAGCATCTACATCCAGAGAGTTGCTCGGTAGATTGCAGACAGCTTATCAACATCTACCAAAGTTTTTACAACAGGGTATTGTTGAGTGGAACAAAGGAAACTTAGAACTAGAGAATGGTTCTAAGATAATTGCATCTTCCACATCATCATCTGCAATTCGTGGTTACAGTTTTTCATTATTGTTCTTGGATGAGTTTGCATTTGTACAGAGAACGATTGCTGATGCATTTATCAAATCAGTTTATCCAACGATTTCATCTGGTAAAGATACCAAGATTATCATGGTATCGACACCCAATGGATATAACTTGTTTTATAAGTTCTGGAATGATGCTGTAGAAGGTAACAACCAGTTTAAGACATTCAAGATTCATTGGACTAGTATTCCAGAACGAGATCAAGAATGGCGTAAGAAGATTATCTCTGATATTGGTGAGGAGGCATTTCGACAGGAGTATGAAGCAGATTTTCTAGGTTCTTCCAATACTCTTATAACATATGAAAAATTACAAGAATTATCTTATTGTTCACCCATCTGGACAAAAGACGATTTAGATGTATATGTTGAACCAGAAAAAGATAGATTATATACTATCACAGTTGATACAGCTCGTGGACAAGGTTTAGATTATTCTACGTTTACAGTTTTTGATACGACTGAAGTTCCATACAAAATTGTAGCTAAATACAGAAATAATACTGTTGCACCGCTGCTTTTTCCTAATATTATAAATATTGTAGGAAAGAAATATAATGATGCTTATATTTTAGTTGAAAGCAATGACATTGGAGCTCAAGTAGCAGACGTTCTACATCACGATTTAGAATATGAAAATCTCTTAACAGTATCATGGTTTGGTAGACATGGCCAACAAATATCAAGTGGCCATCGTAAAGATATTTCATTAGGAGTAAGAACAACCAAACAAGTTAAAAAGATAGGTTGTTCAAATCTAAAGAGTTTAGTTGAAGAAGATAAGTTACTTATTCCAGATTATGATATTATTTCTGAGTTGACGACATTTGTAACCAATGGTGATACATTTGCTGCTGAAGAAGGAGCAAATGATGATTTGGTTACAACATTAGTTTTGTTTGGTTGGTTAGTAGATCAATCGTATTTTAAAGAATTGAGTAATCAGAATATACGGGAAAAATTATATCAAAACAAAATGGATACTATTGATGATATGACAATCCCTTTTGGTATTATTGATGATGGATTGACTGATGTGTATGAAAGAGATGCTGAAGGCGATCTCTGGAAAACAGTACATACGTTTAACAAGTAAAATCTATATCAATATTAAGAATGTAAAAGGAGAAAACAAATGCCATTTCAAGTATCACCCGGAATAGTAGTAACAGAACAAGACCTGACTACTGTTGTTCCTAACGTCGCGACAAGTATTGGAGCCGTAGCTGGTGGATTCCAATGGGGTCCGGTGTTAGAAAGAGTACAGATTTCAACAGAGAATGATTTAGTCAGTACGTTTTGGAAACCAGATGCAACTACCGCAGAATATTTCTGGACAGCTGCAAATTATCTTGCTTATGCAAATAATTTACTTGTTGTTAGAAATGTAGGTACAAATGCAAAAAATGCTGTCGTTGGAGATAGCGATGCTGGTACAGCAATACTAGTAAAAAACAAAGATCATTTTGACGGTCTTACATTTTCAGACCAATTATTTGTTGCAAAGTATCCTGGCGCCTTAGGCAATAGTTTAAAAGTACAAGCTATAGATCAGGATGGTTGGGCAGACGCTACAGTTAATGCAGTTTTTCTTGCAAACTTTGATAGGACTCCCGGAACATCTACTGATGTTGCTAATGCTGGTGGTTCTAAGGATGAGATGCACGTTATAGTTATTGATGAAGATGGACTTTGGACAGGAAATCCTGGACAAGTGTTAGAAAAATTTGCATTTGTAAGTAAAGCATCTGATGCAAAAAGAATTGATGGTTCAAGTAATTATGTTGTAGATGTTATGCGTAATGAATCTGAATATGCATGGGTTGGTTTGGTAACTAAGTTTACTGAAAATTCAACTGGTGCAGATGTAAATGCTGGTCAACCAAAAGCTGGTGCAACATTTAAAACTTTTAATAGTGCAACTGCTGCTCAAGCAGTTCCAGGTGGTTCATTGACACTTGGTGTTGACGATAATGTACAGACTGATGCATTACTTCAAGCTAGTTATGCATTGTATCAAACACCAGAAGTTGTTGACATTACGTTGGTGATGGCAGGACCTGCATCAACTACAACTGCTCGTTGGATTGTAGATAATATTACATCTGTACGAAAAGATTGTGTTGCTTTTGTTTCAGCTGTGAAAGCATCTGTTGTTAATAATTCTGGTTCTGAAGTTACAGCACTTACCACAGATAATACTGCACTTGGTTCTTCCAGTTATGCAGTAATGGATGGTGCATGGAAATATCAGTATGACCGATATCGAGATGTTTTCTTATACGTTCCGATGAATGGTGATATGGCAGGACTTTGTGCGAGAACAGATTTTACAAATGATGCATGGTGGTCACCTGCTGGTTTGACTAGAGGTACTGTCAAGAATATTGTTAAACTTTCTTGGGAGCCTACTAAAGCAAATCGTGACACGTTGTATCCGTTAAGCGTAAATCCACTTATTACTCAAAAGGGAGCTGGTGTAGTTCTTTGGGGTGATAAGACAATGCAAACAGTTCCAAGTGCATTTGATAGAATTAATGTACGAAGATTGTTCATTGTTTTGGAAAAAGCAATCTCAATAGCTGCGAAAGCAATGCTCTTTGAGTTCAATGATGAGTTTACAAGATCCCAATTCGTGAATATGGTTGAGCCTTTCTTGAGAGAGGTAAAAGGACGCCGTGGTATTACGGACTTTAAAGTTGTATGTGATACGTCAAATAATACTGGACAAGTAATTGATACGAATAATTTTGTGGGTGACATATATATTAAACCAAATCGTTCAATTAACTACATCCAGTTAAACTTTATTGCCGCTAGAACTGATGTTTCTTTCTCAGAAATCGGTGGTTAATCTTATAAATACTATAAAAACTTAAAGGAGTAATAACATGGCAGTAAATATTCACGATTTTAAACAGAAGTTTCGTGGTGGTGTTCGACCGAATCTGTTTCGTGTGAACATCGCTCATAATGTTGGTATTGGTGAGATTGAGTTCTTGTGTAAAGGAGCTCAAATTCCAGCTTCTACCATAGGTAATATTGATGTACCTTTTCGTGGACGCCAATTAAAAGTTCCCGGAGATCGTACATTTGCAGATTGGACTGTAACAGTCTTGAGTGATCCGACATTTGCTACACGCCAGGCTTTTGAAGTTTGGAGTGGACAGATTACGGCTCATGCTGCTAACGTATCTACATTGAATTATACTAGTCTTTATGGTAGTGCGCAAGTAATTCAATTAGGTCGAAGTGGTGATTCAATTCGTTCATATAAGTTACAAGACATCTATCCAGTTGAAGTTGGTGCG